TGTTCTACCAAGACCACCTTTTATAATTTTACTTCCACCAAGTCCAAGACGATTAGCTGCTGCTTGTCCAGCAGATCCAAACTTCTTTCTTGCTGCGTCTGCTCCGAATCTCCTAGCGTATCTGTCTATTACTTTCTTATCTACACCTTTTACAAGTCGTCTTTGCTGCTTTAATGTTGTTGCCCTATCCAATATTTGTTTCTTAGCATTTAACCTTCCTCCAGTTATAGGATTTCTTCCAACCAAAGCAAAAGCACTTCCTACAATTATAAATGCATTAAAAAGATTTTTAAGTGCTCCAAGCACCGAATCAAATCTTTCCTCAGCTTCATCACCTCGATAGGTTTTCAACCAATTTTTAGTGCTATCAATTGCTGTCTTGCCTATTAATAAAGCACTACCTAATGCATCAAAGACTCCTATAATAAGATCAATTGTTCCTTCTGCGATGGAACCAAGAGTCTTAAGAATACCCATACCTGGTATTCCATCCACACCATCGGTCGCTAGAAAAAGTAAACGACCAATAAAAATATTTGATATGAAATCAAATATTGCTTTGAATAATCCTGTACCAGGAAGACTCAGTTTACTTGTTTTCTCTTTATCTTTACTCTTTACCTTTTCAAGTTCATTTTCTCTCTTGCTTCTTTTTATCTTTTCAGTTTGTCTTCTTTGTTTCGCAAGTAATTTTGAATCTCTCTTTAGGTTTTTCTTTAAGATTTTATCGATACGATAAACTTTTTTTCTTATTTCCTTTAAAATATCAGGTTTTTTTGCTCTCTTTTTATTCTCCTCTACCTCAGGCATAGTGAGAGAGTCAGGTGATACGAGAGTTGTTTTTGGTCTTATTATTATTGCACTTGGATTTGCTCTAGGATCAGATGACTCTGCAGTCTGATCAACCTCTGGTTGTTTTTTACCTGTTATAAATTTTTTCGCCCTACCTAAAAGTCCTAACATATCAACCCACCGCTATTCCTAAGAGTTTTATCTTCTCGTGAGATATCATTGCCTCTGCATCTATCTTTGGCAGTGTATTTGAAGGAGATGTATTAGGTGAAATTTTTTTAGTTTGAAAACCTGATGATGGTGACATCAAAGCGTCTTTAACTTGAGTATCAAAGTCACCAAGAATACTTGAAACAGACCTTGGAGGTTCAATAGATGATCCAGATTCTGGTTTTGATTTTACGATACTTTCACTACCAGTATCTCTAAGAGCACCGATTATTTGCGAATCAAATCCACCAACAATACTCGAAAGTGTTTTTGTGCGTGGTGTTGATGTGGAACTAGATGCAATAACTCCACCACCGGGTGCTGTATAGTTGGCATTGCCACTATATTTTTTAAACTTTGCTATTCTATCTTGAAGTCCATTAGTGCCACCATTTATATTTTTAGTGACAGTCAACACATCACCTCTTCTAGCAGCTTCACGATTTACCCTTTCATCCCAATAACTGACTGCTATAGCAGCAGCAATATCTGGACGTTTTGCCAACTCAGGACTGCCCTCTAAGTCATATCCAAGTTTATCGCCAAAGTGTTTATAATTTGCACGCCCTGTTAGTTGAATATATCCCCGACCTTTGTATCTTCTGCCGTCACCAGGTTGAGTGTTTCCGAGGTCACTTCTCCCTTCATAGTTTGATCCATCATGTATTTCCTCATCATATCTGAAGTTACCACTCTCGTGTGCCATTTGTGCGAGGAACATTGCTCTTTCTATAGGATCAGTATATCCTGCAGCGTCCATTGCCACCTTAAGAGATGACTCATTAAATCCACCAGAGGATGCATCTTCACCATTCTTTCCATCTTTTCCATCCTCACCAGATTCTGATCCACCAAATCCAAAGAACTTCTTTATACCACCAAAGAATCCACCATTAGAAGATTGATTTGATTCGCCACCACCCATTTCTCTTCTCTTATTCATCTCATTTTTGACAGTAGACGATTGCTCCTCATTCTTTTCTTCGTATTTTCCGCCAACCTGTCCGCCATTCACAGCATAAGTTATACCATTCATTCTCTCTGGTAAGTTTGTCCCACCACCAGCAGCATTCATAGCAGCAAAAGTATCTGATCCATATTTTTGTACTGCTCCCCTGCTTATAACAAACTCACCCGGTGCCAACATAGCGGGCACAGTATCTTTATTAGGACCACTACCAGGAACCTTCCCACCACTTTTCAGATTCTGAGTTGTCTTTATAGTATTAGAAGATATGGTGTTGGCAGTCTTAAGAGTATTAGAGGTATTATTCTGTTGAGAATTAAAAGTATTGCTAAGAACTTGCCCCCCTCCTTTCATTTGTTGAACAGGTTCCGTTGAAGAACTATCTGTTTTCGGGGTAGTGGTCTCTTCGGGGAGATCGCTAAACATATCAAGACTCATAGGAGCTCCAATCATTCCTCCAGACTCATTTATCTCATCCATCTGAGATTTTTCTGGGTCATCTGGATCTTTAATAGTAGCAGACCCAGGTTGATTTGCTGCCACTGCTCCAAGTGCAGCAAGAACTGTTCCACCTACCACACTCGCTGCGATAGGATTTGCTATTGCTAATTTAGCGAGACCAACAACACCTTTAAATATTTTTGGAATCAATCCAAGAAGTTTTGGTATAAATCCAGCGATAGTTTTAACTAGTAATCCTACAAAACCACCAAACTTTAATTTAAATACAATGAACGCTGCCAATAGTGCAGGCCAAGTTGCCTTAAAAAATTCTCCTATTGCTTTAAGTTTTTCTGTATTTTTTGGATCACTTAACCATCCAATGATTTTAAATAACAATCTTCCAATCAATACATTTTTTATAAACTTAAATAATCCATCAAATAATCCTTGGACAGGTTTGACTAATTTTTTTGCAGTATTGACAAATTTTTCAAGAGGACCCTTTTCAAGTTTATCTTCTTTATCAGACCTTTTTGCTTTCTCTAATTGTTTTCTATCTTTATCTTCTCTTTTTCTACTAAGTTTATTCTGCTCTTTAAGAGTTTCAAGAATGGATATAACTCCACCTAAAATATCTTTCAATACATCAGGTTCTCTCTTTATAATTTTACCTTCCTCTGCCTCAGGCATTCTCAAATTTTCCGGTCTGACAGATTGTTTACTCCCTATGGGAGAACCCTCTTGATTTGATCTTGCCTCAGTGGTTGGTTCAGATTTTTTTCTATCAAAAAAATTATCTGGATTTACTCTCTTTCTTTTTAATTCTGGTCTTGCTTTTTCAAATCTCTTTTTTCTTTCTTTCTTTATTTCTTTCTGAAGGACACCAATACGAGGGTCCCGTGAATCTTTAATAGTTAAAGCATTCGTTGCCTCAATTAAAGCACTAAGATAGTCCTCTTCATCCGACAGATTGTCGAGGTCAATACCCATCTCAAGGAGGATATCAATAGGATCAGTAGTCTTAGCCGCCATTCTTTCGCTGCTCTAACTTTTGTTTTTCTTCCTCAAGATGCTGCTTCAGAAGAACGACATAGATATCTCTCTCCCAAGGCATCATATTTTCAATTTCAGTTAATGAATATTTATGATACTGCATTAAGGCAAAATTGAGACGGAAGTAGTTCTCAAGATCCATATGGATCATGCCTAGGCGAAAAAAGATGCTAACCCTTCAAGCAATACTTCATTTGTTTTCTTGGTTTTTGGATTCTTAAACTTCACAGTGTAAGAAAGTTTAGGCATCGTCTCAAAGAAAGTTTCAATCTGCTTGAACTGAGTTGAGTTCATCTGCTCAAGGAACTCAATGATTTCCTTCTTTGTACAATCAGCAGCTGCCCATACCTCTTCTTCACTATAGATCTTATCAACACACGTTGCAATCAAATCAAAGGATTGCTCCATTTGATTCTTCTCGTTAAAATCAAAGTTGCTTGAGATAAACTGATTAAGAGATGGGTATTTCATTTCCATCATCAAGTTGTCGTCAATTTTTATTTGACGTGTATGCTTATCATTCTTCTCGACTTGAATTTCGTCGATTGGAATCGATACATCAACCTCAGTTACTCCATCATCTGGTGCGATAAGTTTGACTTCAACTTCTTCACCAACAGACTTTCCACGGATGTTTAGGAACAAATATTCAATATCAAATGTAGGTAGAGCATCAACTTTGACTCCCCTTGTCTGTATACAACTCTTAAGGACAGACTTGATAGCAGTTGTTATCTCCTTCATGTCCTCACTTTCCATAGCAAGAACTAAAAGTTTTTCTTCTTTAACTAGAAAGGGTCTATAATATACTGTTTCTCCAGATGATGGCAATTCAAGTTCATACTTTGGCGTTGCAATTCTTGGTAAAGGCATAATGACCTATAGATATGTTCAGTGTGATTATTTAGTGGGCTATATTGGATCTAACCCAAGTGCTTGTCTTGTAGTAATAGGTTCGGGGTCACTACCTCCATCTAATCTTGCACCAGTCGCACTGTCTCTTTCGGCAAACGCTGTTCCGGGTCCAGCACTATTTCCAAATTGTGTGAATTGAGAAACTTGTGATCTTATTTCAGGTTGATCCTTAACTATCGCCTCATTGATATAATATCTGAGATATGACATCGACACCGTGCATTTTAATAAATTAGAAGCATCATAAGATACTGGCATTGAATTCACAGCAATTGGAAAAGACTTAACGAAGTTATATCTTAAATATGATCCATGTGATCTTTCAAATTTTGTGATCGAAAGTCCAGCACATCGATATCCATCATCTCCATCTGGGTATCTCATTCTATAATGATATCCAGGATCATTACTTTTGGATTTTCTAGTTTCTCCATCACCTCTACGAAAATCATCTTCTCCGGTCACATATCTCATCCAATTTTCAAAAAATCTTATCGCCGAATATTTCTGAGCATCAACATAAAATGTAAAATCAATGCTCGCATCATACATTTTTCTGTGGCCAAATCTTTCCGTTACTCCTGTATGGTCATTATTGACCTCAAACGTATTAATAGATGAACCAGGTAGAGATGCCTCAGCACAAAATAAGTTCAAATCCTCTTGTTCCTCTCTACCAAGTCTTACAATTCTAGGAAGACTTCCAGATGGTATATTGACTTCAAAATGCGAAGTTAGTGCGGGTTGAAGTAGTTTTGATTTAAGAGTCGATATCGACCTTTTGGTGGGCATCGTTATAAATAATTTTTAACCTTGTATATTATGTATGGCCGAAAGTTACAAGAGTAAATACAAACCTTCATATCCAAGTAAATACAAAGGTGATTTTACAAATATTATATGCCGTAGCAGTTGGGAACGCAAGTTCTGCAGATGGTGTGATCTAAATGAGAATATATTACAGTGGGGTAGTGAGGAGTTTCATATACCATACATCTCTCCAGTTGACCGGAGAGTTCACAAATACTTTCCAGACTTTATTATAAAAGTAAGAGAAAGCACAGGTGAAATAAAGACATATGTTATTGAAGTTAAACCAAAGAAACAGACCAAACCACCAGCAAAAAGAAAAAAGGTTACTCAATCTTACATTTATGAATGTAAGACCTGGGAAGTGAACAAGGCAAAATGGAAAGCTGCTACTGAGTTTTGTGCTGATAGAAGGATTGAATTTAAGATCATCACAGAAGACGAACTCGGAATCAAATGAACCGCATCGAACCAATCCTGAATGATATAAACAATCCTACCATGGATCAAGATGATCAGATGCGTATGATCAAGAAAGCACTTAGCGATACTGTAACACCTATTCCTGAAGCAGGAACATACTGCACCTTTGTTTATAATGCTAAAACTCCTGGGATTGAATACGACCAACATCCTCTTGTGATGGTTACAGAATTATTTCGTTGGGGGTTCAGGGGACTTAACTTTCATCATGGAGATTATAGACAATACACCTGGGAAGAACTTGCAGGTCAAGTTTACATTGTAAACCGTGAAGAACTCGATGAGTTATTATCGATACAATATGGAAAATTCATACTAAATAAATAAAAAGTTCATAAAATGGCATCTGCTACCAGCAATAGAAATTCAGTAAGATTTGGGAATGCGAATAATCGTGTGACCAGATATTATGTCACAGATGTAACTATGCTTGGTGGTGGTGGATTAAGAAGAGAAACATACCGAACTGATGAGCAAGGAAACAATCGTATATTAATTGAAACAGAAACAATTGAAGATGGTAATAGAGAAAAAATAAGGACAACAAATATGCTGGATGAAGAACGTCTTGCATTAAGACCTAATCGCTCTTCACCCCTTAAAAGAGCACTAGAAGCACAGATAGAACAAGCAGCTACTGAAGCAAGAAGGAATGAACAAGATGCTTCCAATGGTGGTCAGACAGAAGTTGGCAAAGAGAACGCCGCCCTTTTATCAAGCACAGCGAATGATGCGGATAATGACAACGATAATGCAGAATCAAAACCATCATCACAAATAGCAGATGCACTTAATGTGCTTGGAAAATTAAATGTCGAAAGTGCCTCCGGGACAAGAAAAGAGTATGGTAAAAATCTTAGATATCCATTAGATATAGCAGAGTCAAAACAAGATGTTATAAAATTTGATGTCTTTGAGTATATTCCTCAGAGATTTGATACGGATGGTGGCACCGCTGTATTCGCAAGTAATTCTGCTAGAAACAGTAAAGATAGGAAAAGTATCGGATCAGTTATACTTCCAATACCTGCTGGAATTAGAGATGATAAAGGGGTTGATTGGGGTGGGAAACCTATGAGTCCCTTACAGATAGCAGCAGCAGATGTAGCACTCAATGCAATTGTAAATGGACCAGGTGAAGGTATTGATGCCGCAGGAGAATATGTCAATGTTGTAAAGAATAATCCTAACGATGCAAAGCGTGCGATAGCAACATACTTTGCAGGAAAAGCGTCGGGAGTAGGTGGAAATGAATTAATGTCTAGAACAGGGGGTATGATTTTTAACCCAAACATGGAACTCTTATTCAATGGTCCACAACTTAGAACATTCTCCTTCGCATTTTTTCTATCTCCTAGATCAGAGATTGAAGCAAGGTTAGTAAAGGCAATCATAAGAACATTCAAACAAGCTATGTCTCCAATTAGAAGCAAAAGTAATTTATTCTTAAAAACACCAAATACTTTTGGACTTACATACCTACATAGAGGTAAGGATGGTGGATTACATAAAGGTTTAAATGCCTTTAAGGAATGTGCAATGACGGGATTTGCTGTTGACTACACTCCAACAGGAAACTATGCAACATATAGTGATGGCACACCAGTTCAGTATCAAATCACTATGAGTTTTAGCGAACTTGAACCAATCTTTAATGATGAATATGATTTATCAGACGAGTACATAGGATTCTAATGTCAAACTATTTTAGTCAAATTCCAGACTTTGATTATGTTAGCAGACTTCCAGATGCTAAAATATCAGATTATATCACAGTAAAGAATTTTTTTAAGAGAGGAAAGTTAAGAGAGGATATCTTCCAAGACGTATCCATCTTCACTAAGTATCAAATAAAAGGTGATGATCGTCCTGATAATGTCGCATATGATTTCTATGGTGACTCTACCTTGGATTGGTTAGTTTTAACTTGTAATAATATTATCAATGTGTATAGCGAATGGCCTATGACACAATTTAACTTTGAAAATTATTTACTAGAGAAATATCAAACCTTTGATAATATAAACGCAGTTCATCATTATGAAACCACAAGGGTAACTAATACTTTAGGAGCAGTCATTGTACCAGCAGGATTAGAAGTTGATGCAAACTTCTCAGTGTCATTCTTTGATGATGAAATAGGTGGGATGACTACTAAATATCCAGTCTCCACGATTACAAATTTGCAACACGAAGAAAAATTACAAACAGAAAGAAGAAATATATTTTTACTTGAATCTAGATATCTAAATGTCGTTAAAGATGATCTTGAAGAAATGATGGAATATGAAAAAGGTTCCACTCAATATATGAGCAGAACCTTAAAGAGAGGAGAAAATATCAGACTATTCCAGTAATCAATCTTCTGCTAGTTTTTGGAAGTATGACAGAGCATCATCTTCATCTTCACTATTACGTGTAGGAGTGATGTCTGGTTCTACCTCAGGTGCCTTGGACTTAAAGTCGGGTGTGAATGAACCACGACCTTCACTCTCATCCTCAAGTTCTTCATCATAACGACGCACTGGTTTTGCACCAAGAACCATCTTCAGACGCTTATCAAGATCCTCATAGGATTTGAACTGGTCAGCAGCAGTTAGTGCAGCAAGAGAATACTGCTTCTTCCATACTGCTTCAAGAGCATCATCATCGTCAAGCAGAGCACTAGGTGCTGCAAACTCAGATGAATCATAGTTCCAGTAACCTGCAACTTTCTTCAGTTTCAGTTTGAAGTTAGCACCCTGCCAAAAATCAAAAGGATTGATGGGAGTTTCATCTTCGTATTCAGGTTGCATGGCTTCCATGACCTTATCAAAGATCTTCTTACCAAACTTATAAAGGAAGACACGACCTTCGTTCTGTGGATTTGCCTTGTCTTGCACAACATAGATGTTAGCGTAATAAGACAACTTACGCTTTTGCTTACGAACAGTATCCTTATCAGAATCAAGTCCGCTGTTCCACAGTTCGCGGTTGTGTTCTGACACAGGATCTTTCTGACCAAGAGTAGTCAGAGAGTTCTCGATATACCATCCACCAGGACCTTGGAAGGCATGGGAGTACATCTTTGCCCAAGGAAGTTCTTCACCTTCAGGGGCAGGGAGGAAACGGATAACGGCATAACCATTACCACTCTTATCCATTTCTGGTTTCCAAAGACGCTCATCTGCGCCATTAGAAGTATTATTCATCTTCTCTACTTCCTTGACCAGTTTCTGAGTCAAAGATCCAAGAGAGGATTGCTTTTTGAGATTTGCGAAAGACATAGGATTTGTTAGATTAGTTTGGATTTGGCTTGTGTTGACAAAGATATTGTACTGAACTTAATCAGAACTGTCAATCTGTTTTCTCATCACGTCAAGCATTTTAATCATGTTACCGAATATCGAATTCATATCAGTATCAGCAGGAAGTCCCATCATTTTTGCAGAGTCAGTGATATTTTCCTTCATCTTCTTAGCAGCAGGATCATCAGATAAACTCAAACGAGTATAAAGAATCCTCTGCTTTTCAATCAACCTCTCAAGAAGAGAGACATGAAAGAGTTTCTCTTCTTGGTTCATTTTAGGAAAATTGAAGACATTTTGATAAATGTCTTCTTGTAGTTCACTGATTTCGGTCATCTCTGCACGGACAACCTCTGAATCAAAGAAATCACTCACCTTCTACAACTTCTGTTTCAGAGGTTTCAGTTGGGTTGTTTGCTTCTTCGATTTGAGTCAGTGCGTCAATGGCACCAACGACTTTCAGATAGGTTTGACGAAGTGTCTCCATCTGGTTTTGACCTTCTTGGAGATTCTTCTCCAAGTCCTCTTTCTGCTTAGTGAGGTTTTCCAGTACTTCAGTATTACTAAGTGCCATGAACAATCTCCTTTAGAATTTTTTTAAAGTGAAATACATCGATATTTAGGAAGGGAGAATATTTCTTTATTCTCAAACTTACGGTTTCCCACACCGGATCGGTCAACTGTTTGTCATAATCATTGCGATACCCTAGTATTCTATCACAAATCACCAGAGTTTCAAGTGATATGTCACCACTCAAATACTTTTTAAGTATTGGTGGATGACCGGTCGTCCTTGCAAACACAGTATCTAGGTCAGAATTTGCAAGGATAAGTTCAATCTCCTCTCTAAAAATATAAGAGAGGGATTGGGTTCGTCGTTTCCAGGCAGTGTATCTACCCTCACCTTCGCGTATCATTTCTCCTATCCAAAGCTTACTCGGATCAGTGCAGGTGATAAAGTTAGATACAAAGAAGTCAACAACTTCTTTATCAGATTTGTTTCTTGCTATTTTTTCAAACCAGAAACGATCTTTCCTTTTATAGAAAGACTTAACAGTAGCACGACTCTTACCACAATACTTGTGGTAGTCATACTTCTCTTTCGTGAAGTGATTCTTCAGCGCGAGATATTGTTTATATGCATCAAACGGCATCATCAAAAAAGTAATATAGTAATTTTTTGCGGAAAAATTTTTTCTACAAAAATAGAATCAGAGAGGTAATTTTGCTCTAGAACTTTTCTTCAAAAAGTTTAGTTCCATTGCTTCATACTTCAACTTCTCCTTCAGAGGTTTGGTGATAAGTTTAGGAACAAACTCAACATCAATACTATTCTGTTCACAGAAGTGAATGATAGCATCAATATAACTCATGTCCTTATTCTTCTGGACAAGATCTTCAATCTCTTGTACGAACTTAGCAGGACAATAAAATTTATTCTTTAGCGCCTTCTCTAATTCATTCTCCATCCTCTGACCTAGTATTGTGATGTACAAATTCTTTAATATATCTCACTAGTAGTTTAATATACTGCCCTTTATCCCTTTTGTCAAATACTTTTACCTCACCACCAGGGGTAACCATTATAGTGATGAGTTTCTTTACAGGGATTCCAGTCAACTCATAGTAAGCAGAAGCATAAAACATCTCTTGGACGAAATAGTTTTCCAACCATTTTTCTGGTTTGATTTTATCTGATGTCTTAAAGTCTATGACTGCAAGTTCTCCTTCGTACTCTGCTATGCAGTCAACTCTTCCCGCTAAACCAAGATACTCAGAATACAGAGTCCTTTCTATAGCGTGTACATTATTTATCTTGTCCAGATATGGTTTCGCATGGTGAAACATAAACTGGGTAAGGGGACGAAAGTCATCCCAGTTTATCTCTTCATTCTTCATGTACACTTCTACTGCCTCATGAAAATCAGTTC